ACTTAGCTTCGACTTCTCTCTTCGCTTGCTCTCCTGGCTCTTCATCCTGATAGGAGATGTCTACGCTGTCCAGCTTCATCTTCACGTCTCTTCGAATGTTCATGAACCAGAACTCTTTGATGAACACAAAAGCGTCTGGATTGAATCGTGAAGTGACCTGCTCTATGATCTGGAACAGATCAGATAGCTTGTCAGCTTTAGCCGTGATCTCGATTCCCACGTTGTATGGAACCGGCTGTGTGTCTGACCAGAGAAGCTGCACGGCCCTCTCCTCGACTCCCTTGTTCACCAGATAGTCTTCATACCATGTTCTGATTGCGTTAGAGGATGCAGCTCTCAGATTGTCATACTGGAACGAGGTGATCTTGTAGTACATGTTCGGCAGAGGAATCACGTACTCTTGTCCAGATTCTTGCTCTCTTCTGAAGTCGTGAGACTTAGCTCTCGGTCCGAACTTGAACGGAATCTGAATTCTCTTTCTCGGATAGCCGTTCTCGTCATAACGAATGACATAGAAGTCGTTGAAGAAATTTCCTACTGCTATCATCACTGCTCTGAGAGTGTCAGCGTAGTAATATCCGACTGGATATCCGAAGTCTGCTCTGTCGTCAAGAGTAGCTTTCCAGAACCCGTGCTTGTCAGGGACATATCCGTCACTCTTCCAATTGCTCTCTGCCATGTGTTCTCCTTTGGCTATATATTATCTATAGAGGAAACTGATGCACTTAGAACCAAACTACTGGAAGATCGAGTTCAGCAAGCTGCCCAGCTATGGAAAGCAATATCCGCCTGACGCATCTATGAGATTCAGATGCTTGAATATGAGAGATCTGAAGTATCTGTCGGGAATGAATCCGAACAACGCGCACGACATGGTCAACGATCTGGTGAAGCGTGTTCTGGTGCTCGACAACATGGAGCTGTCTGACGTTCTGGCGATGGACAGACTCTCTATCATCTTCTACATAAGAACTAACACCTTCATGCTCTCGAACGGCTACCAGACCGAGTTCACATGTCCGTTCTGTGGATCGAGAGTCAGATCTGACTTCAAGATGTCTGATCTCCATGTGAAGAGAATCACAGAGTCTAAGCTAGGAACATGCAGGGTCGAGGGAATAGACGAAGAGATCAGCTCAGTCTACAAGAAGTTCTACGATCCAGTGCACAGAACTGGAGATCCAGAAGTCGACGACATTCTCAACTGGACTAACATAGACCAGATACTCAGAGGAACTGACAGCGAGATGAAGGACGCCGTGGAGGGTCTCTTGGCACCTGACTACGCTAAGCTCCGTCGTCTCGCTAACGACGCTAAGTGCGGAATTCTAAGCTATGCTGATCTATCTTGCACTCAGTGCAGAAGAGAGCTTAGAGTTGGTGTGAACATCTCTGACGACAATCTCTTCAACAAGGTCAGGATGTACACGATGATCAAGAACCAGATTCAGGTCAGCAAGTACTGCGGAATCGTTCTCACGGACGATATGCCATACAACGAAGTAGAGCTGACGATAGGAATTGTCAACGAGCTGTCTAAGAAAGAAGCTGAAGCAATGCAGAAAGGAAAGAAATGATGTCAGACGAGAGCAAACTTTCAGGAATCTACTCCAATGCACAAGATGACGGCATGGGAGGCATGAATCTTCAGGACTTGGATCCGAAGAAGTTCCAAGGCAAGTGGACTGGAAAGGTGATCAACAACAATGATCCTCTCAAGATGGGTCGTGTTCGTGTAAGAATCTTCGGTCTCTACGACGACGTAATGGACACTCTTCTTCCGTGGGCTCTTCCTGAGCAGAAGTACTTGGGAGCTTCTACCTCTAATCTCGTCATCCCTGAGATTGACGCTGTCATTCGCGGCTACTTCGAGAACGGCGATCCGTTCAAGCCGATCTACGAGGGAATGATCACAGTAGAGAACCCAGTAGAGGTTGCAATTCGTTCGTTCGCTGGAATGAGAAAGCCAGGCGACTCTATTCTAGACGAGGCTACGAACGATCTAGACTATCCAGACGTGATGGTTCTGTTCAAGACGGACGACGGTGACGGTCTGACAGTAAACAGATCTGACGGCACATTCAAGTTTGTCCACAGATCTGGTCTGAAAATGTTGATAGACCCAGACGGATCTATCACAGTAGAGCAGGGCATGTCGTTGAAGTTCAGAAATCCACAGCCAGCTCACATGGATGTAAAGCTTGAGGGCGCATTCAACTTGACTGCTAACGGAGAAGTGAACATCGATGCTAAGAAGAACGTAAACATCAACTCCGTCCTCGGCGATGTCAATCTTGGAAGAAATACACTTAAGAGTCTAGTGTGCGCCCACCCAGCCTGCTTTGTAACAGGTGCTCCGACTAATGGCGGAAACACCAACGTGAAGGCTTAGAATTTCTATAGCGTCTTGTCAATCTTAGCGTGCTTGAATCCGAGTTCGATAGCCTTCTTAGCGCTAATCACGTCGCCATCTTTGAGTCCGAGCTCATTGCTGCCGTCAGCAGAAAGCGTAGACGGCTTGATCGGATCTCCCGGGTGGAACGTGAACATGCACTGACCATAGCCGTCGTCTCCAGTGATCAGAACTGTGTAATTGACTGGCCACATGTCGCCGTTGAGAGGCTTAACGCAGAGAGACAGCTTTCCGCAACCCTTTGGATCTTTCAGATAGCACTTCGTGTCAGCGGGAACCATAGCGAGAGGAACGAGGCCGATGTAACCAGAGAGTCTCTGTGAGTAAGTGATGTAGCCGTGGCAGCCAGGAGCGATGTTCGGATGGTCGTATTTGCACCAGACAGCTCTCATCAGCTCTTCTTCCAGTTCTGCTGGATCCGTGTAGAGATAGAAGCTTCCCTTTCCGAACATGAGTCGCTGTTCGATGCACTTCTTGAAGTATTCTGGATCGTGCTCTTTGGTTCGCATGATTGCTTTGCGAACGTGTGAAGTTGTTCCTGTGCTCATTTGCCATCTCTCATGTCTGACAGAAAAGCTTGGAGCTTTTCGAGTTCGTGGATTTTCTCTTGCTTCTTCTGAGTCAAGTGGATCTGATCTCCGCTGCCGTAGTAGATGCGCATCTCGATTCCGTAGATGAGGAGCTCAAGATCTTCGATCTTGTCTTTGACAATGTTTATGCCTCTCTGGGACATCCTTCCTCCTAGAAGTTGGTTGAGATGATCTTCTTCCACTCTATCCAGTTCTTGATAGAGAATGACAGCGACGTGATGTTTGCGCTAGTCTCTTCGAGCCAGCCCATGTAGTAGCGCTGTTCGATTAGCGCCTTGTTTATCTTCGCGACATCTGGATCGATTGAGCACTGCTCAGTCATCTCCTTCGCAGTCCATGCGTATCCGTCATTCTTCAACTTCTGTCGTGCTCTAGCTTGCGCTTCTTCGAGCTTTGTTTCGAGCGTAGCCACGACTGCCACTTGCTGTCTGTATGCGTCGATGTACTTCTGCTTGAGGTTAGGGATCAACATGTTCTTCTTCAGAATGTCGTCTGGATTCTCGGGCAGCTGCACATCGGATTCTGCCATGATCTTGAATTTCGCAAAATCTTCGGCTTTCATGCTTCCTCCAAGTATTTGAAGAACTGCTCGCGATCCGTGAGCACCGATTTGTCGATGCTCTCTAGCAGCTTACGCGCCGTGTATTTCTTCCCACCAGCGCAAAGTTCTCCATACTTTTTGATGTTTTCCATCAATTCTTTCTTCTTATTGGAGTCCATTAGAACCTCCTTTCAATCACAATATAGGTAATTTACTCGATTTTGTAAACCCTTAATATCGCTGTTCACGTCGTATTCTGAGTAGGAAGCGCAGACGATCCATCACATCTAGCTGGTAGTTAGCGAACTTAGCTGGACTCCATTCCTCGTAAACGAACTCAGCAGTAGCGGTGCTGGGCATCAACGGATCCTTCAACAGATCTTCGTGGTCGGGATTCCCTATGAACGCCTTGCAGTCGACTTCGTTATCTTCGAAGCGTATGGGCTCACCCAGCTTATAGAATTTCTGGCCATTATATGTAATTTCGATAAAGATCGCAAACATTTCACAGTCCTTGATGCAGTTTACCTGACAATATAGGAATTCTCTGAGAGAATCTAAACCCCTCTGCTCGAAAATGTTCAAAATGCGCAAAATTGTATATTTAACCTGTATATGTATGTAAAGTTCAACAAAATCAAATTCCGCAACTTCATGTCGTATGGCAACGGATGGACTGAGATAAACTTCAATTCGAAGCTCAACATCATCAACGCAGTAAACGGATCAGGAAAATCTTCAGTAGTCGACGCTATCTCTTATGTGCTCTTTGGAAAGCCCTATCGCGAGATCAGCGTGAAGTCACTCGTCAACTTGACCAACCGCAAGAACATGGAAGTTCAGATCGACTTCGATCTCGGCGATGACCACTACATCATCGCTCGCGGTCAGAAGCCAAAGAAGTTCGAGATCACGAAGAACGGCGATACCGTCGATATGCTCTCTTCTGTCAAGCTCAATCAGGTGGAAGTGGACAAGCTCATCGGAATCAAGTATCTTCTGTTCAAGAACGTGATGTGCATCGGCGCTATCTCAAATGTTCCGTTCTTCAACATGTGCCTTTCTGACAGAAGAGAGTTGATTGAGACTGTGTTCGGACTCGGCGCAATCGCCGATATGCTCGACGAAGTCAAGCTGAGAAACTCGAACAACAAGATCGAGTTCAAGACCAACAACGCCACGAAGGACGGACTCGTCACTTCTATTTCGAACATGAATCGAATAATCGACGAGGCGAACGAGAAGAGCAAGAAGTTCGAAGAGAACAAGGCTGCCAGAATCGCTAAGATTCAAGAGCACCAGAGAGAGCTTGGCGAGCAGATCACGAAGCACAACAGCAACATCGAAAAGTGCAAGGCGAAGCTCGAAGAGATCGATGGAAAATTCAACGACATCTCCGTCCTCCAGACCAAGAAGGAGAAGTGCAACACTGCTATCGTCCGACTGGAATGCAAGATCAACGAGCTCAAAGAGAAGCTGTCGAACCGAGACAAGGGCGTCTGTCCAGTCTGTGGAACGGACCTCTGCTCTGAGCATACCGTCAGCTACTTTGACGGACTCCAGAAAGAGCTAGAAGATACTCAGAAAAAGCTTGATCAGGTTCGCAATGTGGTCCTGAAAGATGTTGAGTCGAAGTTGATGGAGCAGACCGCAGCGAAGGACTTCTACGACAAAGTGAAAGTCCGATTGACCCTAGAAGAGGCTGGTCTAAAGAATTCGACTGACGGAATCCTCTACGACGACAACCAGATCGACGCCATCAAGAAGGAAGAGAATACCCACGACACGACCGAGAGCCAGAAGATGCTAGATTCATACGAGCGCCAGTTCGGCATCGTCTCCGAGCGTCTCACTGAGATCTCTGATGAGATGGCAGTGGATGCGGATCTGCAGGCGGTTCTGTCTGACTCTGGAATCAAGAAGTACTTCTTCATGGAGATCGTTCCGATTATGAACGCTAAGCTGAACGAGTACATCAAGAAGTTCGGCCTGCAGCACGAAGTCGTGTTCGATGATCTGCTTGAGTACACGATAACAAAGGGTCAGTCGGAGATGGAATACAACGCTCTGTCCAACGGCGAGAAGACACGAGTCAACGTCGCTATGCTTCTCACCTTCTACGACATCGCAAAGCAGCTGTCCAACTGGTCATGCTCTATCCTCTTCATGGACGAGATCTTCGACACTGGCATTGACACTGAAGGCTTGAACGCCTTCATCAAGCAGCTCGTAGAGATGCTCCACGAAGACGGTGATCTCGGCGTGTACTTAATTTCTCACAAGCTAAATGAATTAAATTTGAATGGAATAGAATACGAGACAATGAATGTCAGAAAAGTCGGCGTGTTCAGCAAAATTTACACTAATGTTTCAGATTATCTACACTAAGGATTTAGAATGAGCAAAGTAGCGCTAGTGAGCGATTTGCACTTCGGTGTAAAAGACTCAGACAGAAAGTTTCAGGATTCTCAATTCGCATTCATGGAGCAGTTGGTCGAGAACTGCAAAGAGAGAGGTATCGAGAGGATATTCGTTTTGGGAGACTTGTTCGACACGAGGCACGCCGTAAACGTTCTCACGGTAAACCGAGTCATAGACTTCTTCAAGCGACACGAAGGAGAAGTGATCTGGTACATCATTCTCGGTAATCACGACCTCTACTACAAGAACTCGGTAGATGTGAGTTCGATGGTTGTTCTTGACCGCATAAAGAATGTGTGCATCATCGACAAGCCAGTTAGAATGAGGCTTGACCAGAAAAAATGCAGCGAGACTGGAAAGGATCACGACACCGTCCTCGTGCCTTGGGTGACGGACTATGAAGAGTTCAGAAACAACGTCGAAAAGGAATTCGACGTTAGCTATGGCATAACTCGCATGTTTGG